CCACGACGATGGGGCCGTTCCCGTTCTCGATGATGGCGTCGTGGTGCCCCCGAATCTCCACGCCGTCGGCCACGGGGATCACCACTTCCTGCTCGGCCTCCTGGGAGCCGGCGTTATGAAGCACGATCCAGCCGTCCTCCCGGAGCCACTCTACTGCCAAGTTTTCGACCAGGTCGCCCATGCGGAAGATCCGCAGGGCTCGCTGGTCGAAGACCGGCTCGATCCCCTGCACAGACTCGTACCAGAGCCTGCGTGGGCAGGGGTGCCCGATGGAGCTGGCGCGAAACACAATTCCCAATTCACCATCCCCTTTCACGTTTGGCATTATATCATGCCATTTGTCAATTTTCAATACTGGCCTTGACATTTTACTTTCTCTTGGCGTATTGTCTTGCCAAAGAAAGGGAGGTGATACAAGAATGTCAATCGCCAGCAGGTTGCGGGAGGCACGGGAGAGAACGGGTCTGAACCAGGCACAGGCTGCGGAGAGGGTTGGAATCGATGCCTCCACGCTGTCGCGGTACGAGGGCGGGCAGAGAAAGATCCCAGCGACAACCCTGCTGAAGCTTTGCCGACTATACGGACTTTCTCCAACCACTCTCCTGCCCAATCCCGAACCAGAAGGAGGGTCAATCACCCTGGGGGATCTCGTCAGGGTGCCGGTGTTCGAGGGCAGGGGAGTGCTGGAAGATAAACCGACGGAGGTCTCGCTCGTGCCCATCTCCTGGCTTGATCCCATGGAACCGGAACCGCCGTTCTTCTACCGGCTCAAGACCAGTCCCATCCCTGCCGTTCCTCACAACGCCACCCTCCTGGTCAACCCGAACCTGGAAATCCACGGAGGTGATCTCGTCCTCGCCTCCGTTCAGGGACAGGTCTCCCTCCGGATCTTCCTGATCCGGGACGGGGAGCCGATGCTTCAGAACAGCCTGGGCTCCGACCCGATGAGCAGCACCTGCCACATCCTGGGCAGGGTCAGCCGGATCATCTACGAACCGGAGCCACAGGTCTAGGAAAGCCCCGGGATCACTCCCGGGGCTTCAGGCTTTCGAGGAATCTGCTTGCCCGTTCGACGTCTTTTGTGAGCTCACACTCCCGGCACTCCGAGGTGGAGCGCCGGAGGCATTCCTCTCCGCATTTTTCCAGGAGCGCTCTTGCCGTGGAAAGGAGCTCCTTATACTCTTTCAGGAGCGTCAAGTAGGGGGTTCCCATCCAGCTTTCCTTCTCGGTTCCCGGGTCATCCTCTGGGGAAAGAAGGTCAATGTCGAGAGCATATTTCCCATAGATGTCCCGGATGAACCCTGCTTTCTCCGCTCCGGGGAAGTCGATCCCGTAGCAGGCAGACAGCCCCGCTGGGATGAACCGGAGAAGGCACCCGTTCCTGTACGGGGTGCCTTTCGTGTTAAGGACGCACACCACCGGAGCCCCGGTGTTGTCTTCACCAAGCCCGAGGCTGAGGGTGACGCGCTCCAGATGCCAGCTCGTGTAATCCACCAGACGGTGGATCTGCTTGGGCTGTCTGCTCAGACTCGCGATTTTCACATGCCCGTCCTTCGTGAGCGGGAAGTTGTCCCATCCTTCCATCCCGCCCACGGGAATGAAGGCCGAGGTATTAGAGGCAAAAAACCCGAGACTCAAGTCGTCGTCCGTCTTGATCGTCGGGGTCAGAGTGTCCCCGTCGAAGCAAAGCCGGACGACGCCCTCCTCATTGTTCCAGACGATCATGGATCAGTCCAGAAGAGAAGGTGGCTTACGCCACCTTCTCCTTCTTCTGCGTGTAGACCTGGGCGGTCAGCTGAGTGACGCTCAGATACTCGAAGTAGCCATTTGGGTTACCATTCTCGTCCTTCGAGGGGCGACGATGGTACCGTCCCTTCACCTTCACCCTGTCTCCCTTCTTCAGATTCTGGGCAACCATGAAGGCTGCGGACGGGTTCTTCCCGTCGCTCCACAGCCGGGCAACGAAGACATCGATCCCGTCCTGTTTTCCCGTCCCCTGATTGATGAAATCTTCAATCAGGGTAAGGTAAAGATACTGCCCCCCTGTGGGAGTCGTCACCAGTTTCGGATCCTTCGCCAGGTTCCCATTGATCTCTGCCAGCATTTTCGTTCCCTCCCTTGAAAGTGTAGGGATGGCCTGACGCCATCCCCCATTGCATGGCTTCAAGAAAACTTTTGCCATCCAGCTCACGCCAGATGGCAAACAGTTCTTCTGCCAGAAACGGTGGGCAGGTCATGCTGACCTGCTCGGGTGTCGGACGGTAGTCCCAGACGATGTCCAGCCACCCGATCTGGATATGCTGGTTCTTGAGGACGGAGATCTGCATCAGTTGTCCGTCCTCGGTGTCGTACAGGATGCGAAGAGTTATGTTAGATAACATAACTTTTCGCCCCCTCGATCAGCTCCATCAGCTGATCGAGCTGGATGGTGCCCGGTACAGCGAGGAGATCCAAGACTTCCTCGTTGTCCATCAAGATGATGTACGCATAGTTTTCCTGCGCGTCGTATTCCACTTCCACCTCAATCATTGATTGACACCTCCCCCTTTCCGTACCGGATCACCCGGTACCCGAACTGCTCCGCTACTCTCGTGGCGTATTCCTCCGCCATCGCCCGGCTCGGTGCGATGGCCAGCAAGTTCCCGCCCGGGAACCCAACGAAGGGCGGGAGAATCGCTACCTCTCCACGGTGCCGGTTCACTAACACTTCCCAGGTATCGTCCATGTTTCTCCTCCTCCTTAAGATTTTTCAAATCAGGATCATCCTCGTCCGAACCCCGGGGAGCGACCGTGTCAAGGCGCTTTCCCTTGACACGGGAAGCGACCCGGGGTACCGATCTTTTCCTCCGCCTGCCGGGCCGACCCCGCCGGATCCATGAAAACCGAGTGCCGAAGAATTGTCAAGTGGCATTTTCACTTGACAATTCGTCGGCACTCGGAGACTCGCACTCGTCCTCGCTCGCGCTCGCACGAGGACTCGTCTTCATGGATCCCGGCAGACGGGCCGACCCCGCGGGCTCCCCCGCCAGGCGGGGCAGGAGGATAAAAAATCCCGGCAGGGAAGCGAGGCCTCCCTGCCGGGGTGTTATCCCTGGAGCAGGCCGGGGATGAACCCGGCGTGTTTAAAGACCGCCTTCTTTTCCACCCGTCCGTCCGGGTGGTGAACCTCTACGCTTTCCCGTTTAGAGAAAGCGTAGAGGACAAAGAACCCTTCCTCGATTAACCGCTTTTCGAGTAAGGGCATCATGAACGGCGCCCCCCCGAGCATAAGGGCGCCTTTGGGTTCGAGGGTCTTCGCCAAAGCGACGATCCCCTCGACCTTTTCCAAGATCTCTTCAGGATCCGGCTCCTCGATCGTGAGGAGCCTGGTTAGTTCCTCCCGCTTGTCCATGGGAAGATCGATTACTGAGTCAAGCACCTGCTCAGCAGTGGCAACATGTTGCGTGATGTTCCAAATCATTGCTTACCATCTCCTTTTAAAATTTTAAATGCTTCAAAAAGAACCATACCACGGGCTGCCGGAATGTCAAGCACGCTTTCCGCTTGACATTCCGGCCAAGCCCGTGGTACCGGGGTTTACCGGCTGGCTTTGACCGGTTCCCCGAGGACGATCTTCTCGGCAACCTTCGCCAGGTATTGCTCCATCATCGTCTGGCGAAGTGCTTGCTCTTCCTCTTCAGCCGGAGGATTGAATACCTCCTGGCGGAGCTTATAGATGGCGCGGATGTACGCCATCACGCATTTGTGGAGGATGGCGCAAAGGTCTTGCGTCATCCCTTCCTCCTTGCCCCAGGGTGCCGTGTAGACCAGCGCCCTGGAGCCCGTATAGGCAAGCCAGGACATGAAGTCCTGGTCAGTCTTCATGTGCTGGACGAGCCGGACGGCTGCCTCATCCAGCACCGCTTCCCAGTTTTGACGCAGACCGATCTGACCTGCATCCCGCTCACAGGCCTGAAGGATCTCGCATACGTCCTTCCGGCTTGCTGCCAGTCCCCAGCGGTTCATGAGGTACCGCTGGGAATAGCGGGTCATCGCCAATGCAGCGATGACGTTGAACACCCTGCTTCCGCCGGGCGTCCTGATGTCCCATTCTCGCTTCTTGAGCGGGGATGCAATTCCCTTAATGGGCAACGGGCGGGCGAGATCCCAGCCCGCCCGCCAGGTACCGTCGCCCAGGGCGCGGTTGATCCAATCCGCACCCTGGGTTACGTCGGGAACGAACTCCTGTTCCCGACGGGGATTGAGACCATGCCCCTTGGGCAGGAGCATGTCCTCCTCCGTTTCTTCCGGCTGGCACCAGATCCCTGGCGCCGTCCGGCGAAGCGTGCTGGCCTCATCGGCCAGCTTCTCCCGGAGCTCCCTGGCCTGGCGCTTGTCCTGCCAGGCCATGAAGCGTTCGTGGAAAAGCTTCGCCACCGGAAGCGGATCCTGATCCGGTGTGGCGAAGCCCAACACCTGCCACGGGCGGTATCTCTTTACCGACGAACCGCCCTCCTCAAAATAGACCAGCTCGTTCCCCGCGAACCGGGGAATCACCGGGACTTTCACGATGGCCTCGGTTTTCACACCGACCACCGTGACAACCTGTTGAACCACAATCCGCAGCATGCTAAGATTCATACACAACACTTCCTTTCTGCCCCTCTGCCGGGGGCAAGAGATTCGGCCAGCCCGGTGCGCTCCGGACTGGCCGTATTGCTCAATACTCTGAGTAAAATAACTCACATTCCTTGACGCCGGTGAGCATAAGCACGCCCATCGGCGTCAAGGTACTCCACGTCAACAACACGGAAGCTAGAAAGGCTGTCGACGTAGTGAATATTGGTAATGGTAACGCTTCGACAAGCGTTGCCGTTTTTCCGCACCTCGTACCGGGTAAAGACTTCCTCCGTCTTTACCACGCTTCCTTGGCTATACTCCATGCAGTTGGTAATTTCTGTGCGGAGCAATTCCCATCTTGACTTCATGCTACTCACTTCCTTTCTGCCGGCTCAGCCGGCTGTAAATTAAGCCAGCCCAGGCTATGCCCGGGCTGGCACCGGATCCTGTCACAGATAGACGACTTCGTCGTCGTCTATTGTGATTATTGCTGACGTGTACCCATCACTTGTTTTAATGGCGATGATGGGTACTATATCGCTTCCTTTGTCCTGATTGTTTGTCAGGACAAAAGATACTGCATGATCGTAATCATTCGTTTCTCCCACCCACCGAAGCTCTTCGCCAGCAACCAAAAAACCTGTCAAATACTTGAACATTCCACACACTCCCTTTCTGCCGGTTAAACCGGCTATGAATTCCGGGGCTCGCTCGCGCCAGCCCCGGTGTTTCGCTCTCGTCGCCATCCCTTGATGGCGACTCCGTTACGGCGAAGGACGCCGTAGGCTCCCGAACCCTTCGGGTAGCTCCGAAGGATCTCGAGAGCCTGATAAACAGAAACGACCGGCGTAAACCGCCGGTCGTTCCTGTTTACTCCGTGCTCTAGGATGAGGCGACTCATCCTAGAGTTCCTTCCATGACAGCAGTCCCATACGGGGCTGCTGTTTACGCAAGTAACGTTCCTGCCTCTCTGGAGTTGCCAGGGGATCATCGTTGCTCCCCCTGATCCGGGAATATTCCCGGACTCCATCGCTCCAGGTCTCTTTTACATAAGTGTCAGCTGTATCAAGACCTGTCTGATACCAAGCCCGTTCTACACACCTCTCGATGTGCAGAAACCGATAGTGCAAAATCTCCTTCCGTCCAATCACCGTAGTTGTGTCTTCGTCTGACCACTCTCGCAGAACTCGCTCCGTTCCGAAATACTTCCACTTCATACCGCTCACTCCCTTTCCGCCGGCTTCTGCCGGCTGAGATTTTTTGTGCAGGCCTGAGCTCGTCAGCCCGGCGGTGCCTGCACGTTGCCGGGAACCGGCAGGCGCGTTCCTGCCGGTTTCGCCAGGAGTTACTTTGCACCGATGACAACCGCTGACCAACCAGGCCGGTCGATGACGAAGTAGGAAATCTTCCGCGGTTGGGGGAAAGTGCTGAATTCCTTCCACACCTTCCTCATAAAAAACGCCTGCTTCGAGACGCTCGACTTACGCAAAACGTCAGCGTCGTCCGCCCGCACCGCAATCGCTATCGCACTCTCGCTTTTGCTGAGCAACCTTACCTTCATGTACAACACCTCCCTTAAAATGGGAGCAAACCCCAGCACCACCAAGAGCACAGTGCCGGGGTTTGCTCCTTGATTGATCACGGAGGCACAAAGCACAAAAGGGCAATTTTGTCAAGTCTTTTTTTGACGAAATTGACCTTTTGTGCTATGCTTTTGCCGTAGTGTCAATCAAGGGGCAAACACCGCTCTGTGCGGAGGGGTGCTCCAAATCTGAGGAGGAGGGCTTTTGTGCAATTGCACAAGAGAGACATAGGGGGGGTCAACAGAGGAGATAGCATGAAATGAGACTAAAGTATATAAGGACGTGAAAGTCCATCCCCCCATCCTCGCCATCTTTCCAGCCCCCGGGGGGCTTTCCAGGGGGATACCCATCAAAAAAGAAACTTCTCTTTCCAAAAAATAAACCATAGTTCTGACAGTTTTTCTGACACTCCGTCTGACAGATCCTCTGACAGGCGGAGTTTTCGTCTCTTTCGAAGCCTGTATTTCCAAAGATTCCTGTGTTTGTTCCAAACGTTTACAGTTTCTGACACTTCTCTGACACTCCCCTGACAGCTTCCTGACGGAACCGTCCAGGGAAGGGCGGAGTTTACTGATTTTCGGGGCAAAAGGGGGTCTTTCCCCCTGTTTTTCTGGGACTCCAGACCCCTTGACAGGGGCTTTTTTCTGTGGTATGGGACGATTTCCGTCCTAGAATTAGCTTAAGAGCAAAAGAACGTCGTGCTGTAGCACGAAAAGAACAGTAGCACTACCCTTTCTTTGCCTCTTAGAGTGTATATATATATAAAGGCTAAGGGTTCCATGAGCCAAAGAAGGGGTAGTGCGACTGTTCTTTAGCGCTAAGATCGCCAAGTGCTATCCTCTTCAGCTCTTGTGCTGAGTCTAGGGTGAGAAAAATTGGGTCTTGCGTCCTGACAAGATCCTTTTTCTGTGTTATACTTATTGCCATAAAGCAAGGAGTGTTGATTTTATGGCATGGGAAAAGGCCTACACGGGAGAGGTCGTCAAGAACGTCCCGCAGGAGATCCGCCGGGTCATCTCGCGGGCGAGGGAGATGGCTCCCGAGGCGCTGGAGACCCTCTTCGAGGTGATGATCAGCCCCAGGTCGACCGCCAAGGTGCGGGTCGAGGCGGCGTCGATTATCCTCGACAGGGCTCTGGGGCGGGCTCCCCAGCTGAACTTCAACATCGACATGCTCGCGGAGAGGGAACAGACCCGCGAGCAGGTCATCTCCCTGGCGCGGCAGGTCTTCCTGGCGGTCGAGCGGGGAGAGATCATCGAGGCCGAGGTGCTGGATGGGCAATCCGACCGCAGCGGATCTGGCGAAACGGTTCTTCCTGGGGAAGCGGGATCTGGTCAGCTTCCGGGCTGACTTCCTCCCGGGACAGGCGGACTGCCGGCCGGCGTGGTTCCACCACGACTGGAGCGAGAAGCTCCTCTACGGCTCATGCCATTACGCCATCCAGGGATACCGGGAGTGCGGGAAGACATCCTACATCCGCGCCATGGCGCTCCACACCCTGGTCTACCCCAGTCCCGAGAGGGACTACACCGTCTTCGTCATGGCGAACCAGTCCCTGGCCACCAACCGGCTCTACGAGATCCGGGACATGTTCCTCGCCGACCCCGCCCTTTCCGCCGGCCTGGTGAAGGTGAACCACAAGAACGAGCAGGTCTTCGAGGTCACCATGGACACCGGGGAGGGCTACCTGGACATCCGCCTGGAGGCCTACGGCAAGGGAGCCTCCGTGCGGGGGCTCCAATGGCGGGACAGGAGACCGAAGCTGGTGATCATCGACGACCCACAGGACGGAGAGGACGCCAAGAGCGAGCTGACCCTGGAGCGGGACTGGAACTGGTTCCTCTCCGACGTGAAGTTTCTCTCCCGCACGGGGCGGATCTTCATGATCGGGAACAACCTGGGGGAGCGCTGTCTCATCGAGCGGGTCTTCGCCCACGCCGCCGAGCTGGGGTTTCAGACCGTGAGGATCCCCGTCCTGAACGAGCAGGACGAGCCCAACTGGCCGGAGCACGACCCGAAGGAGGCCATCTACGCCGAGCGGGACTCCTTCGCCCGGATGGGGAAGCTGGATCTCTGGCACCGCGAGAAGATGTGCGTTCCCATGAGCCCGGAGAACCGGCGCTTCCGCTCCGACATGATCAAGACCTTCGTCCGCTCCGACCTGGCGGGCGTCCCTCTGGCGAAGTTCATCACCGTTGACCTGGCGATCTCCCAGAACGCCACCGCCGACTACACCGTCTTCTGTGTGGTGGGGATATCCCCGGACAATCACTGGTTCGTCCTGGACGTGGACTACGGCCGGTACGACCCCACCGAGACCCTCGACCGCCTCTTCTCCCTGGTGGCGAAGCACAAGCCGGTCTCCGTGGGGATCGAGACGGTGGCCTACCAGGCCGCCCTGGCGCATTTCGTGGAGCGGGAGATGGTGCGGCGCAACCTCTTCTTCCAGCTGATCCCCCTGAGGGCGGAGAAGAAGAAGGAGCTGCGGATCCTGGGGATGCAGCCGCGTTTTTCTGCCGGACAGGTCTGGATTCCCGAGACCGCCGACTGGAGGGCGGAGTTCGAGGATCAGCTCCTGAGCTTCCCCTACGGCCGTCACGACGACATCCCCGATGCTCTGGCCTACATGGAACAGATCGCGTACCCGCCCTCCTCCTGGAACGACCCGGAGGAATCCGAGGCGGACAGCTGGCTCCCCGTGGCGGGAGCCATGTAGGAGGGACAGATGGATCTAGAAGCGGTTGCCCGTTCCGTCGAGACCGACATCCAGGCTGCCGAGGACTACTACACCGGCACCATCGAGCCCAGCGTCATCGAGCGCTGGCAGATCTACAAGGCGGACAAGGACTACTACGCCGAGAAGTACAAGAAACTCTCCCAGGCCACCGACCTGGTCTCCTTCGACTTCTACTCCGTGGTGGAGTGGTACGTGGCCAACTGCATGCAGGCCTTCTTCGCCGGGGACACCGGAAAGATGGTCACCATCTCCGGCGTCGGTTCCGAGGACGTCCCGAGGGCGGAAAAGATGCGCAAGCTCGTCACCCACCAGCTCATGCGCCAGAACCGGGGGTACACCATCGCCGAGACCTGGTTCCGGGATGCCTTCGTGGGGAACCTGGGGGCGGTGAAGGTCTGGTGGGATCGGGAGACCACGCCGGGGCCGATCCGGGTGGAGGTCGTCCCCAGGGAGATCCTCCCGCAGTTCCTGGCCGGGAAGCCGAACGCGCAGGTCTATCCCCTGCTGGGGGTCAGCGACCTGGTGAAGGTGGAGTGGCGGGACATGGTCTACCGGCGCAACAAGCTGGTCTGGCAGAACGTCCCTCACGATGAGATCCGGATCCTCCCGGACACCCGGAGCCTGGAGGACGCCCCCTTCCTGGCGCACAAGACCGTGGTGCGGGTGGACGACCTGCTCCGCCGGCAGAAGGCCGGGGTCTACGAGAACGTGGACGAGGCCGTCAGCCGGCTGGGCTCCGTGGACTACCCCTACCTCCGGGACGTTTTCTCCAACGCCTCGGACGTTTCCGAGGCGAACCTGGAGCGGGGGAGGCGCCACGTCCAGCTGTACGAATGCTACACGAAGATCGACATCAACGACGACGGCCTCCTGGAGGACTGCATCGTCACGCGCTGCAACGGGGTGATCCTCCGCGCCATCGAGAACCCCTGGCAGAGGCACCCATTCTTCTTCCTGATGCCGGTGAGCGACCCTCACAAGCTCTGGCCTGACCGCGGCCTGGCGGAGGTGGTGGGGGAGATCCAGCACATGAACACCGCCCTCTACCGTCAGCTGCTCATCAACATCGCCCTGAACAACGACCCCCGCACCTTCATCGACGACACGAAGGTGAACGTGGCGGACGTGAAGGCCGACCGGCGCTACATCCGGTGCCACGGCTCCCCGAGGGAGGTCATGGCGCCGGTGCCCATCCAGCCCATGGCGGCCTGGACGGTGCCGTTCCTGGAGGCCATGGAGGGGAAATTGGAGACCTGGAGCGGCCGAACCCGCTACAACCAGGGGTCGGACTTCAAGAGCCTGAACAAGACCGCCACAGGGATCACCACGATCTTCAACGCTTCCATGCTCCGCATGGAATCCTACGTCCGCAACTTCTCCGAGACCGGGGTGGCGGATCTCCTGCGGTTCGCTGTGCGTCTCAACCAGACGTACATGGATCAGCCCCAGGTCATCCGCCTGCTGGGAGAGACGCTGGAGGTCACCCCGGACGACCTGGCGGGGGAGTTCGACATCGAGATCAACGCCAACGGCGGGCTCACGCAGAAGGATCAGAAGGTGCAGAACCTGCAACTGTACCTGGGGATGCTCTATCCCTCCGGGAAGGCGCAGGGGATCCTGGACGAGCGGCACTGGATCCATGCAGCCCGGGAGCTCATGAGCTGCGTGGGGATCCGGGATCTGGACAGCTTCTGTCCTTCCGAGCCGCCGCCGAAGCCCATGCCCATGATGGGAGGAATACCGATTGGAGCCGGAATACCGGGAGCAGCTCCTGGAGGAGATGAGGCTGGGGGACAGGGCGGAGTCCGTCAAGCCCTACCTCCTGCCCTGGCTGGAAAGTTCCCAGGCGGAGCTTTTAAACCGGCTTAGCCTTCCCCTGGGACCCGAGGAGCTGAGGATGCTGAATGCCACCGCCGTGGTGCTGGCGCAGCTGAAGGGAAGCCTCCTGAACGACTGCGCCATCGGGGCGGCGGCACGAAGGGAGTTTCGGGAAAGTGAAGGAGTTGACTGAGGCTATCGCCGAGCAGGTCTACCGGTGCATCGCTCCCCTGGGCGACAACCTGGACAGGATCGAACGGGGGAGGTTCCTCCGGAGCCTCTCGGAGCGGAGCCTCACCATCGCGGCCGAAGTGATCGGAATCATCCCGGGGCAAGCCTTGAGCACCCCGGATCCTGCGGATCAAGCCGAGGAGCAATCCGCAAACCAGGAGGGAACGCATGGAAAGCACAAGCCTACCGGTAGCGCAGCAGGGAACCGCAGCCGCGGAGCCTCTCGCTCCCGGTAACATCGGTCTCCGCCCCGACGGATCGGTCATCCTTCCCGGGGAACCGGCCGGCCAGCCGGCGACCCCCGAGCAGGCACCGTACACCGCCGAGGAAGTGGCGACCCTGGGGATCGAGAGGATCGATCCCAACCGCCTCCCGCCGGAGCTCGTCCCGCTCTACAAGAGCCTCCAGGCGGACTACACCCGCAAGACCCAACAGCTGGCGGAACTGAGGAGGCAACTGGAAACTCCGGCCAAGCCCGAACCGGTGCAGCCGCAAGCCCAGCCCTCGAAGGACATCGCCGACCGCGTCTACGAGGCCACGGTGATGCGAGCCTGCGAGCTCATGGGGGTCACGCGGGAGGACTTCGACGAGTACGACCCGAAGTGCCAGGTGTTCATGTCCATCGCCGGGCAGCAGCTCTACGCCGAGGCTGCCCAGCAGCAGGCCGCCGTCCAGCAGGCGGCCGTCCGGGAGCGCCAGTACAAGGAGCTCCTGGAACGATACCGGCAGACCGAACCGCACTACGAGGAGATCTCCGCCTACGCGGACGAGTGGATCGCCAACCTCCCCTACCGCCAGTACCAGGAGGTCATGAAGACCCTGGCGCGGGGCTCCATGGAGGAGATCGACGTCAAGGTGATCCAGGAAGTCCGGAAGGCCTGGTACGCCAAGAACGGCACCCCGGAGCAGAAACCGCTCCCGGTGGTGGAATCCGGCAGGCCGGCGGCCGCGACCCAGCCCGGGGCGCAGCTCCCGCCGTCCTTCGGACGGATGAGCCAGGAAGAACAGGCGCAGATCCTCCTGAAAGCGGGGCTGGTCTCCTAACCCAAGGAGGAATCGCAAGTGGCAGACTACATCTCCGGAAGCAACACCTACGTCGCCGTCGGGAACAAGGAAGACCTGAACCCCGTCATCACCAACATTGCCCCCGACGACACCCCCCTGTACTCCATGATCGGCTCCACGTCCTGTACCGCCACCTACCACGAGTGGCTGGAGGACGACCTGGGCGAAGCCCAGAGCAACGCCTACGCCGAAGGCTTCACCTACGCCACCACGAAGCCCGGCACGAGGACGCGCCTGGGGAACTACACCCAGATCATGGAGCGGGGCTACGAGGTCACCGACACCCAGGAGGTCGTCCAGAAGCACGGCCTCACGTCGGAAATGGCCTACCAGATGGCCAAGTGCGCCAAGCTCATCGCCTTCGACTGCGAGAAGGCGATCATGGAGCAGTCCAGCAAGAGCGCCGGCGACAACACCAGCAACCCGCCGACGGCCCGGCAGATGGGCGGGATCCCCTACTGGATCACCAGCCACGTCATCTCCAACTCCGGGACGCTCCGGGACTTCACCCCCGACCTGCTGAACGATGCCCTCCAGGCCTGCTTCAACTCCGGCGGCCATCCCGGGACGGCAGTCATGGGCGGGGCGCTGAAGCGCACCATGAGCTCCTGGAACGGCGGGGCTCTCCGCACCCTGGACGCCGATGCCTCGAAGATCACCCAGCGTGTGGACGTCTTCGAGTCCGACTTCGGCGTCATCAAGGTGCTCCTCGACCGCTTCACCCCGGCCAACAAGGTCTACGTCCTGGATCCGTCTCTCTGGAAGAAGGCGACCCTGCGCCCCTTCAAGACGCTGGATCTGCCCAAGACCTCCGACTCCATCAGGAAGGTCATCGTCGGAGAGTGGACGCTGGAGGCACGCGCCGAGAAAGCCAACGCCATCCTGGCCGACGTGCAGTAGGGGGAATGATCGATGGCCATCGAGTTTCTGAAGAACCTGGCGGGGAGAGGCGACCGGTGGATCAGCCGGCTGGCCACCGCCGCCTGTTCTCTCCAGCTCACCCCCGCCACCTACTCCATCGCCGCCGGAAG